GTTTGCATCTTTGATACAACTTACGATTGCAGTCATCCAATCTCGAAAAGTTGCACTTTTGAGGATCTGTTGCTCTTCAGGAGTACAATCGTCCCAGATAGTTTTCATCATCATTCAGTTCAGTTTGATGCCATCATTGAAAGGAACATTGACTTGATTGGTATAAACAATCCACTCAAAGTTTTTCTGGAAAATATACTCTCCAGATCCATGCTCTTGAAGAATAGCATTCAGACGAGACTTCGTGGTTTGAGTCTTACGTCCGCCATCGAACAATTCTAACCAAGTATCGCCAACCATAGCGATCAGGTTGTTATACAGATAGACGAAAGATACACCTTCGATGTTAATCACTTCGGTATTGTCTTTCTTCCAGTCAATCTCTTGAGAGATTGCACGATTCATTTGGGATTCGATCTTGCGCATTTGGAAAGCGTTGTGGTGATACTATTAGGACAGTTTGGAGGTGAGTAACTTTAATTACTCGTGATTTTGGAGAGAAGTATTAACCTCCACCGTAGACATAATCAACAATACCAGCAGAATGTTGTACGTTTTCGATAACATTGAAAGTTGCATACTTATCAAACTCCTCAGCATGATATTCGCTGAACTCTGCGATAAAGAACTCGCGGGCAGATTCTTTAGACTCAGCAGCGATAACTACCATTCCAGAGGTGTAATCGGACAGGACGTTGTTGATGATATAGAGATTCATTTGGGATTTGCTGTTGGTCATACTACTAGGACACTTTGGAGGTGAGTAACTTTAATTCAACTCTACGTTCCAGTCTTCATCATTCATAAGATTCACCCAAAAGTGATTCTTACCATTGGCAGAAGTGAGAAACACTTTGGTGCCTTGATGTTGTTCAACAATACATTCATCATTGCGATTCATTAAGTTACAGAAACGATTCTGTGCTTTCTTACTTTTGGGAGTTACAAATGCAATCATTGACTTAGTTATAGAAACGATCGGCAATTTCATTACGGAGACGATTCAGAGTCGTCACATTGGAGATATAACCAACCTCAGTGTTAAGATTATCTTCAAAGGTCGCATATCCAAGAATGTTGACAATATCGCTTACATACAATTTGCCATAAGATTGCAGTTCTTCTTTATCAAATTGATTGAAATAATTAACCAGAAAGTTGAGTGCTTCGTTATAGAGAAGTTCGGAGAGAGTTTGTGTCATTTTGTTCATTTCAGTTGGAATCAGTTAGCGAAGACACCCAGAAGGTTAAACTCTGCAGGGATTTGCTTCTCTGCGATACGCTTACCGTTGATTTGCCAGGTATAACGCATCTGACCTTTTACAGTCTTGGAAACTTTACAAGTCAGGCAAACTTCGCCATCACGATTACCTTGCAGATCATACGTTGCGAAGTAGTGATTACAAACTCCATCAAGGCGATAATCAACAACACTGTTACGTTGTTGATAGTTTTCGAGTGCAAGTTGCTCGCTGAGTTTCTTGCTTTGGAAGAGATCGAGGATGTTCATACTACTAGGACACTTTGGAGGTGAGTAACTTTAATTCAAGTGGAATTTATGTTACTTTGTGGGATTTGATCTCTGCCGCTGGTGTTGGGGGCGAGTCTCAACTAAGACACGGCGAGAACCCAGTCCACCACTCAAGCAAAAACCTCAAAAACTTGCAATTTCACCCGTCAGGTAGTTCGGGTCATACCGTGCAGTGAAATTATCAAAAAAAGTAAAAGTGTCAATCAACGCAAATATATGGTCCTTCAACATCACAAAACTCAAGCAACAAATAGTCTAAAGTAATACCGAGTTCCTGTGCTTCAGTATAAAACTCTTGATATTGTTCTGCGCTCAGAATGAAGAAATCGGTCTCAATCATGGGTGGAAATGATGTCGGCAACGGTGTGTAATGTGTTGGCAGTTGTATTGCGAACTGCAGGAGAAAGTAACAACATTACGACAAAAAATAGCAGAAATGTTTTCACTCTGTCAGGTGACTTGAATGCTAATCTCCGTGCCATCAATCGTATCGGGAAGAAATATCGGGACCAGGATTTTCGAGGTGTGCGACACTAGCAGCAACACCGTCAGCAGAGAGTGCAAATTGCACTTTTTGACCGTTGTGGTAAATGTCAAAAACGGATTGAGTGTAAGGTGTCAGATTGCCTTGAGAATCCCAGGCATTGCGTGTATGGGAAGTCTCGACGATTTCGTAGACTTTAGATGTGAGAGGTGAAGTGTAGATGGTCATACTACTAGGACACTTTAGAGGTGAGTAACTTTAATTGGGTTGAAATCACATGCCATTGATGAAGTCGGCAAGTGCTTCTTTATATTCTGCTTCAGTCTCAAAGATGCGACCGTGAATGTTAAGCGGAAACTGCTTTTTCACTCCAGCAGTTGCTACCATTTGGCAGTCTTTCTCATCATAACCCATCTCGATCAGGGTTTGAACGTAAGGATTGCAATTTGTCATTTCAGTGTAATTTAGTGGGAAAACGGTTTGTGTGAATCAGTTGCCGAAGAAAGCATCAAACTCATCTGCAATCTGATCAATCAATTCATCAGTTGCATCGAGATCAAAGAGACAGCAAACAAAGTCTACACAGTCATTCAAGTCAGTGTGATTGTTGCACATAAACTCCAGAAGTGTAGGAGTGATGTCGGTTTGGAAGTCGATTTGAGTGTTGTTCATACTACTAGGACACTTTGGAGGTGAGTAACTTTAATTGATCTGCTATTCCACTACACTTTCCACGATTTCTTGCAGTTCATCGTCATCATAATAGTGCGACAATTCTTCTAGCAATTCAGACTCATTGTAGTCGGACATATTATCACAAATTGTGTCGATTGCAAATGCACACAAATCGCGCACATCCATGCTATCAACAACTCGTTCAGCGTAGATGGAAACGAGTTTGGAAAGTTGATCGTTAGTAAGTGACATTTTTTTGTTAGGATTTGGAAGGGAAATCATTAGTTACTGAACTTTGAGTTGATGAACTTGAACGTCGCAATACTGAGAGTCTTTATACTCTTCGTTGTATTCTTGTTTCATCTCTTCTGCGCGACGATATGCGTCTTCTTCGTTAGCATACAAACCATAAAGTTCATCGGGTTCGTATTCATCAAGACGGGCATAAACTCCGTAGACAATCATTTTGCGTTGCAGTAGTTGGGATTGATTTGACAGAACTTTTCTGCTTGCGATTCTTGATACTCATTCACACTCGCATGAGCAATCAAACCAAAGCGAAGTCCGAGTGCTAGAGTAGCAATCAAAAATGCGATTCTCATTTCAGATTTCATCCCTCATTTCAGAAAGTTTATCATACAAAAGCGGAATATCTACCTCCGTAAGTTCAGTTAGATAAGACCAATCGCTAGATTCCATGATAGCGAGAAGTGCATCAAGTTCCTGATAATTGAGGTGAGTGAGTGTCATAATCAGTTGAAGTAGAATGAATGAACGTCGGTTTCTTCGTTGTATTGAATAATGAAATCGCCAATCTCTACATTATCACTTTCTTCCACAAGTTGGGCAAACTCAGTAACATTTGCGAATGGAAGTGAAGGAATGATACAATCACCATTCTCATCAAAAGAGTTAATGCAGTTACCAATAAACTTCATAATCAGTCAACAACAGAGTAACAAGCAACCCAGGAAGGAATACCGCTTAGAGATAGCGAACCGTTGCGGGCATCGCAATAGTCTTCTGCATCTTTTTCAGTGTAGAAAGGTCCAATGTATTCGGGGGATTCCAGATGCTCAGACCAGAATCGGACGGTGAAAGTGTTTCTCATACTATTAGGACACTTTGGAGGTGAGTAACTTTAATTACTTGAAAGTTGCATTGACACCAATAACTTTTGCAGTAGGATTTCGTGCTGTTGCAGTTTCCCGTGCATCTTTGGGAGAGTTAGCATACACTTCCTCCTTAAAGACTTTACCACCAACGTAGAGTTGAACTTCGTATTTCATACAGAGGGATTAACAGAGATTTCTTTAATGTTTAGACCACAGAGTTGATTGTAGACGCGATTGAGTATCAGTTTGTCCGCAGTCTTTGCATTGGATTTCTCATACCAAACTGTCACACATCCATCGTTGGTTTCAACACGAACGCGATAGTTTTTCATCATCAATTAGCGTAGATTTTCATACCTTTACGCATACGAATATAATCATCAATCATCTCACCAACCTGTTCATAAATGTAGGAAGAATTAGCTACATCACAGAGCACATCTTCAGAGAAAACATCAGGAAAATGATTTTCTTTGTCATTCTCATCAAACTCAAAAACATCTTCTTTGGTGAATACAAAGGCAGCACAGGGAGCGTTCTCACCTTGACTCTCAATCATCGAATTGATAGAGTCACGAAGTTCAGAAAGTGTGCGGAACATAATCAGTTTTTGTTGAATGTAAAGTGAAAAGAATCAGGCAGGAAGGGGACAGAAAGTGCCACACCAACCGCGAACCCATTGTAGAGTTTCAGCGTAGGAAGTGCGGGGTTTGGACATAGGCATCGACACATTCTTTTCGGGATTGTATGCGATGGCAATGAACTTGTCTTCAACTTGTTGAATCCACATTTGATTCACTTTACCTTCTTTCCAGTTGGTGTGATAGTGGTAGACTTGATCCATGATAGTGTCGTTCATACTACTAGGACACTTTGGAGGTGAGTAACTTTAATTGCTTGTTACCAAGTTCCTCTTTGAACGTGAATTTTGCGGATTTCTGTATAAATGAACTGACGAAGTTTAGGGTCTGTGGTGTTATCAAAAGCATAATAAAGGCGATTTAGATAATCATCTTGTGTTACACCAATGTTACCATCACCACCGATGTCATTGAGTGAAGAACCTGCCTTAGATTTTGCACGTCCAAAGTTACCAGTGATGTTACCTTGTGTCCTCAGTTTAGGACGAATCTTTGAGAGGTTAGAGTAGTTCATCGGGGAAACTTGTGGTTACAATCAGGACACAACCAGTGATCAATTCTGTCTTCGTTAAGCAACTCAACTCCTATCACACGACTATAGAAATAGGGAGGAGAATAGTTTTCCCAGTATTTTTGCGGAATGAGTTTTTCAACCCAATTAGCACCACATTCAGGACAATTCTCAAGTTTTGTGATGTCAGTGTAATTCATCGTGCAGTAATGTCCAGTGATTCCATCAGCATCAGAGAAAGTTCTACCTGATTGTCTTCATCAACCACAGGAATGTTAGCATCAACAAACTCCGTAGAAAGTTGAACCAAAAGTTCATTCATTCTCTCGTCAGCATATACAAAGGTCGCAAAATCACTCTTGAAACCATCACGCAGCAGACGCAGAGATCGTGTTACTGTCAGATCTTTGATTTCTTGTTGGTAGTCAGTCATTTGTGGAAAGATTTGAGTTTGCAAATACATCAACGCTGATAAAGATAGGCACCCGCCCAGTCAGCATGTTTCAGCAACCATTCACGTTGCTCAATCAATCGCAGATCATAACGAACACCTTTTGCAGGTGCTTTTACACTTGCAGGTTTCAATACTGAACCTGTTTTCTTATCAATAAAAGCGTGGATGCTATCGCGACGGTCTCCAATGTACATCCAGATCCTGTGATACTTACGACCAGAACTATCCAGTTCATAGAAGTAATTATCAGGCGCATCGTGTCCGAGAGCATCACATAGCATCAAACCATACTTAACAATGTTAAGATAGATTGTGTTTTGTGCATCTTTCTGTGCAGCGTAATCAGCGAAAGTGATAGTCATTTTAGTTTCAGAGATTGTTCCAGAGAGCATTAGCAACTACATCAGCAGCACCTGCTACATTATCACGCACAATCAGTCGCAGAGTTTCTGCACCTTGAGGATGTTTGTGCATTTCGCGGATGTTATCTGCGGTGCGTGGATCATTAGCAGCATCCACGATCATTTCAGCGATTTGGTTAATCATTTTGGTGGTTGTGCTCATACTACTAGGACACTTTGGAGGTGAGTAACTTTAATCACCCCCAAGATTTGGCAATGGTGAAGTTGGCATGAGAGAATACTTCACGATCCACTACTTTATGTGTCCCATACTTGTTGGAAATCACATAACCTTCATGGAATGATTGTTCACCATTGATGTAACAATCAATTTCATCAATTTCGTGAATGAACAGGAACAAATCATCCTTAATAGACTTCACCAACTTCCACAAACGCAGCAGGTTAATGTCACAATCACATTTTTCTGCAATTTCATCCTCACAGATGACCCTTTGCTCGCGGATGCAGGCATTGATCTCTTTTTTGATTTGTGATGCCTTGCGATCACTCACAAAATCACATAGAGTGCTCATTTGCTTGGCAAACTTACACACATCCTCCAAATCTTCACGATAAGGATTCAGTTCCACTTCGGGTTGCACGAAAAGGCAATCCTTAGTGCTGATCAATTTGCTAGTCAAAGGAGCAGCAGTCATCTCACGAATATCATCGGAACCACTGTAGATTGTGTGTGGAGCAATGATAATCTCTTGAGAAACTTTCTCAGGAAACTTGTAGGTAATCGTATTGGGCGTGAAAGTATCCAAACCTTTACCGAAACCAATCCAATCACCTTGCAGCACTTGTTTAGTGCGAGGCAGGAAATCCAGACAGAAGATGAGGATTTGAGTTACACGAGGTTGTCCACCAAAATGGGTGAAGATGTCATCCTCGGTATAACAAAGGCGAATCTTTTTCTTGTTAAATGCTGCTTTGGTGCAAACAAAAAACTTACCATTCTGAGGATTTGTCCCCCAAACAATAGCAGGAGCACCATCCATCTTGATGCTGATGGTAGAATCTGCAGAGAACCAATCCAGCACGGAAAGATCACCGTTCAGGATAGAATCTTCGGGGTGCTCTAGATGCTTATTTTGCATTTGCTTGGTCGTCATACTACTAGGACACTTTGGAGGTGAGTAACTTTAATCTACAGGAAGTTTCGCTACTGATTTACCCTTTTTATGGTCATCAATAAACTTTCTCGCTGATGCTTCGGTCCTACACACTTTGAGTTGTTGTCCGTTGTGAATTACCATCAGTTGATTACCACATGGAACAGCGGCGTAGTCGCCTTTGCCCACAATAAATCCTTCTTTCATTACACTTTCCAATAAATCGTTAATTTTGTTGCAGAGGATGACCTATGACACCCCCACAGTAGAATTACAAAAAAATCGGGGTTTTACCCCCGATGGGAACTGGAGTCTCAGGCGAGACTCACCTGCGAACCGTGCTGATGGCAGGTTCGCCCTTTTCAAAGATCGTGTCTACCACCGACTGAACTGCGCGGGCAGTAGCAATACCAACCTTGGAGTACACTGGGATACACACAAGACCGAACGATTTGCTATACTGACTCAGGTTGCCAGGTTGGATAGTCCCATCACGCATACCTTTGGCATCATCGTGATGCAGACGGATGCAACGTCCAATGGTCTGGGAGATACCAATGAAGTCCATATTGCGAAGGAAAAGCACTGCTTCCAGACCGCTGACGTTGATACCTTCAGCAAGGATGCTATGGTGTAGAACAACGAACTTCTTATCGTTATCCTTACCCCAGGCAGAAAGCGTGTCGAAGAATACCTCACGGTTCACTTTCTTGCCGTCGATGACAGCACCAGTCTTGGCAGTGATATACATCCAAGAGTAACCACGACACTCCAACTGGAAACAGAAATCAGTTTCGGACACCAGCGACACAATTTGCTTGGTTGCCTTAGCACAGATCAGAATCTTGCCAACATTGTTGTCATCAATGGTTTCCAGCAGATTCTCAGAATCGCGGTCGAAGTTGGTCTGCTTGCCAGTCACCATAGCAAGTTGCTTAACGATGACTTTAGGGGGCACAATGTAACCACCTTCAACCAACTCAGGAGCAGGAACTTTGCAGATCACTTGACCATAAACAGCAGCATCATTCATTCCTGGTTTACCGACAGCGAGGGAATGTTTCGGTGTGGCAGTGAAGAAGTAGCAACGCTTTGCTGTAGCAGCAAAGTGCTCAGTAGCAGGGAAAAAGTGACGCTGAACGCTGTTATGTGCCTCATCAAAGTAAATCGTATCAACCTCAATCTCTGCCACTTGAAGACGCGACAGAGAGTTGTAGGTGGTTACAATCAGGCGATGATTGTCAGCATTAGCATCAACCCAGTTGCGAATCTCACGAGGACGAGTAGAAGACTCGTGATGAGTTTCGCCACTGTGAACGTGGAAAACTTTAGCGTTGGTGATAAACTCCAGAAACTCAGAAGAGAGTTGCTCAGCAAGCAAAATGCGAGGAGCAACAACAACAATCGTTTTAGGAGTTTCAGTCTGAAACTCCCGCAGAGCATCGTATATCATCTTCAGCGTCTTTCCGCCACCAGTAGGAACAATGACTTGACCTTTATCGTGCTGCAGCATAGCAGCAACGCCACGTTCTTGATGGGGTCGCAGTTGGATTTGCATTGGAATCATCATCTAGTATTAGTACACTTCAGAGGTGAGTAACTTTAATTGGCAGTCTGTTTGTATCGCTTAAGGTCTTCAATTACACTCACCATTGTAGCACGACTGTAACCAGTTGCATACTCTGGTCTCTTCTCAGTTTCTTCAGAATCATAATCAACCGCATTGCATACATCATAACCAGATTGGAGAGTTCTGATGATGCGGTCAAACACAAAATCGGGGATTTGGATGTAACTCATTGTTCTCAGTGGTTTGGTATCTAAAGACAAGAATAGCACGCTTAGAGGTCAATCTGAGCGTGCTGGTGGGGTTTAATCAACCGCCGTAGACTTCTTCAGCAAGTGGAGTATCGCCAAACATTTCATTAAACAACCAATCTCCAGTGCGACCTTTCTTGAGGTTGTCTTCACACTCTTTCAGGAAAGAAATCTCCCGAGTCCAAAACTCTACAGATTTCTTTGCTTTCAGATACTCATTGCGAGCATCATAGAGTTTGCGTTGGATTTCAATTCGGTCCATTATGAAGGAAGTGCTTATACTGCTAAGACACTTTGGAGGTGAGTAACTTTAATTGCCCTCAACTTGCTGCCGCTGCTGCTTTTGCTTTTGCTCTCATACGAACAGCAACAGCATTGCTCCACTTTCCACCACCTTCTTCATACTCTCTGCGCATTTGTGCAAGAATCTCAGTAGAAGATTTCTTTGTCTTTTGTGCTGCTGCAGTCTTCTCAGCATTTCTTGCTTTATCTCTTTCTTGGCGAGTCATACCACCACCAGTTTCCGTTTTCCACTTTCTACGTGGTTTTGCTGGTGTTGGTTTTGGTGCTTCAGGTTTCTTTGTGGAAAGAAGTTTACTTGCTTGCTTCTCAACATCTCCTGCCTTTGGTTTTTCTGCTTCGGGTTTTGCACCTCCTTTCTTTGCAGCAATTCTAGCAAGTGCTGCTTTCTTTCTTTCTTCTTTTGCCGCTGCTGCTGCTTTTGCTTTTACATCAGCAGATCCACGTTCTTGTTCTGGTTGCTGAACTCTTGTAGATGCTTGACGTTGAGTTCCAATATCTGAGCGTGGTTTGTAACTACTAACGGGTTCCATTTTACCACCACCAACTGCTTTCATGCGACGCCTTTCAGGAGTTGTCTTTTTGCGTTCTCTTCCTATTCTTCCGCCAGCACCTTGGCGGGTGATAGATGCTCCACCACCCCAACCAAGTTGTTTAGCGGCATCTGGATCAGATGCTTCGCAAATAGACATAAACTCCTGAAATGTTTTCATTGTAATCTAAACACTCTCTCTTTTTAGTATTTAGATTACCTCATCCTTGGACTTTCCACCTTTGCTGACGAGTCCATTGTCGTAAAAGTATTTCACACGTTCACGACGAGCAACAATCAAGAGATCATATTCTTCTTGTTGTTGTTTAGTGAACTTGAAATCTTGACGACGCCAGGCATCCCGAAGTTCTTTCAGATGAGGCAGCACATTCACAGTTTCGGTCATTTGTTCAGGATACAGTAGTTTCGGATTCAGTAGGAAGTTCGGTGGGCACTTGTTTAGGTGTCACACGAACATTGAAAGGAGAATTGAAGAACCTGCGAAAAGCAGTAAAAACAATAAGAAGCGTTGAAGAAACGCCAACCAAACCAAGGAAGGTGACAGCATCTCCAGTGAAAGTGTAGGTATCAAGATTCATTATCTTTTACAAACTCAAGATAGTTGTAACCAATTTGTTTGCGTCCTTGATGCGTTGTGGTGTTGACATTAACACCTTCGCTATTAAGTTTTTCGAGACGGCGATTGGTTGCATTATTCAGTTTTGTAGTCCAAAAGTAACCAGTTTCAGTTTCAGTCATAATCAATAATCGTAGTTTCCGTTAATGTAATCTTTCATATTGAACTCGTTGTCATCTTGGATGAGATCAAACAAGTCCCTCTCAACAAAATCAAAGTTTTCAAGATCTTCAATTTGAATGTCGTCGAAGCAGTCCATAGATCGTGTGCCTACATTATTAGGACACTTTGGAGGTGAGATATTTTAATTCAGCGTGACATGATTGCTTTAAGTCTTCTTTGTTTTGCTGCAACTTGTGCTCCTGCTTCGTGCTCCATTTCTCCATGTGCTTGGCGGATTTGCATACCTTTCCATCTTGCAGATTGTCTTGCAACCTGCTTATTGTATTCATTGGGTTCGATTACAGGGGTTTGCTCAGTTTGCAACTCTCTCTTAATTTCTTTCTTTAAGGTTTCTCTCTCTCGTGCTGCTACTTGTTTTTCTCTCTGTGCAGACTGATAATCAGCAACTTTCTGCTTTTGTGCTGCCATTTGCTTCTGTTGTCTCTGGCGAAGTTCCAATCTTCTGTTAGCAATGTCTTCGTTGAATTGCTGAAACGTCTTCATCTTTTATAATACTTTTTGAGTATTTATTCAAAATATGTTTAAAATATCTTCTTATAGATCCACCCAGTGCAAATATACTTAGTTTCAAATTTGGGAGTTATGCCACGATGAACATAAGACCAAGTGGCAGGAAAAAATAAGAGTTTTCCCTTTTGTGGTTTGATTTTAGTGCCATCAATAAACTCAGTCTCCCCGTCACGAGAAATATCGTTCAAATACCAAATATACGTGAAAACACGAGATCCATTTAGTTCATTATAATTCCAATCGTGATGCCAGGAGTAACGTTCTCCTGGTTTTGTTCTCTGAATTTGGTATCCAGTGTCGTGTATTTGATCATAAAAACAACTTGCCAATTCCAAATTAAAACTATTACAATGATCTATGTATTTTTTGATACCAGATTGTAGGGATTCATAAAAAACTCCATCTTCTTCCTTCCATTCTCCTAGGTCGGAGATACATAAGTCCGTCGAAATCTTATAATTTGGATCTACTATTACGCCAGAATCCAAAAGAACTGTTCCTTGACACTTCCTCTCATCTGATTCAAATTTTTGAATTACATGATCACAAAAATCAAAATCAAGTGAATTTGGTATCGACAAAATTAGGTCTCTTATCTTCATACGATTCATTCATATTTCTTGTAGTTTATTGTTTGGAATAGATCTAGGATCAACAATTATTTCTATCTTGACTTCATCATTCCAATGGCGAATCGCATTTGCTACGATGAAACAGTTCGTAATAAGAATAGAAAGAAACATCACAAGGCGGATAAGTGCTACCCTATCCGCCTCTTTATCACATTTACTTGCTTTTTCTCCTAATGCTTTAGCAAGCAACCTCCAGAAAGTTTTCTTTTTCTTCTTCGTGTTTTGATTTTCTTGATTTAACATAAGTTAATTCTTTCCATTGATTATGATAACAAAGAACTAATACTCTATCATTTTTGTGCAAACAACATGCTTGATAGTTTTCACAATCTTTGGGGCGAACATATACCTCTATTGTAACATATTCTTTACATATAAAATAAAC